GTCATCCATATGCATGGTTCATATTCACCAAAACCTTTTTCAAAGTCATAGAGAAATTCTTTCTTAACAAAGCATTGGACTGGCGGTAAATTGTGGACAAGAAACGCCATTAACTTTGTTCTGCTTTATGAGCCTCTAAAGTTTTGCGGAACTTATTAGCATGTGAGCGCTCTGCTTTGGCCAATGTTTCAAACCAATCTGCAATCTCATCAAAGCCTTCATCTCGTGCCGTTTTGGCCATACCAGGATACATGTCGCTGTATTCGTGGGTTTCACCGTGAATTGCGGACTCTAATGCTTCTGCTACTGTTGCAGCCGATAGACCAGTACCTGGATCACCTGCACCACCAGTCAATAGATATTCCATGTGACCATGAGCGTGACCTGTTTCACCTTCAGCGGTAGAACGGAACACAGCGGCTACATCTGGTGCACCTGCTACATCGGCCATGTTTGCGAAATACAAATAACGGCGATTTGCTTGGGACTCACCCGCAAACGCTTCTTTTAATGCTGCTTCGGTACGAGTACCTTTTACTGATTTTGCCATACTATTTCTCCTTTGGTATTGAATAATATTCATCTTTAAAACAACCACATTCTGGACAAGTAAACAAGTCCGATAATTCTTCGAACTTACCTTCTGTTGCTTCATCGTGAACATGGCCACAAACTAAACAGATATGTTGTAACTCCATATTTTCTCCTATAATAGTTTAAAACTAATAATAATATGTATTCATAGTATAACTTAATTAAGCAGGTTTGTCTAATGATTTTTTTCTATTATTGTTATCGATATTTTCAATAATAACTGCACCCGCAACCATATCCATATTAAGTTTATCATTTATCTGCCAACCTAATTCTTCTATTAGTTCTGGCGGTAATTCTACAATAGCATCACCGTTCTCACAAATTTCTAATACTTTACTTGTATAAGTTTTGTTCAACATGATTCACTTCTATTTTACATTTTTGGAGAAAATTAATACCTGATTCATCACGATAATGTTCACCAAACCAAATATTTTTAATACCGGCTTGATGTATAAGTTTGGCACATTCTAAACATGGAGCATGAGTAATAAAAATATCTGCTCCATCTGTAGAATTGGTTGATCTAGCTACTTTTGCAATTGCATTTGTTTCTGCATGAAGAACTTCTGGTTTTGTTTTTAATATTTGACCGCCATCTTCATGTTGTTCTATTACATCTTCACAGTTATTATCCCAACCACTTGGCATTCCATTATAGCCAATACCAATGATTGTGTTATCTTTTACGATCACACAACCAACCTTTAATCTTTTTGCTGATGATAGTTGAGAATACACCTTTGCTGATGCCATATGAGCATCAATAAATTTCTTTTTCATTGCTCAGATGGATCTTTTGTTTTTTTGGATTTGACAATAATTGATCCAGCAATTTCAGCTTCGATCATACTTTTTTTGTATTCGTTTCGCTTATTTGCATCAACAAATGTTGCCAAAAATCTCTTAGTTTGTTTACTAAGTCTAAAGTTTTTATCACGTTTACCGCCCATAATATCTCCAAGTAAAGCGGGGCAGAGCCCCGCTGAGTTATGCTACTTTCTTCTCTTGCAGAAGTTGTGGCTTAAACTCTTTAAGTTCATTACTAATTTGAATTTTGCGTGGTTTTTTGTGTTCAGGAATTATATTCTCTAAACCAACACGCAGAACGCCATCTTTAAACTCCGCACCCTTCACTTCTACAGTTTCAGCAATCGTCAAGGTTTTTGTGAATGATCGAGTGCCAATACCACGATGTAGATAGGTCACATCATTGTCTTTTTCTTTTCTATCACCCTTAATGGTAAGAGTGCCATCTTCCGTTGTAATTTCAATTTCATCTTTACTGAAACCAGCAACAGCAAGCTCAACGACATAGTGAGTGTCATCTAACTTAATGATATTATGTGGGGGAAAAGATTGGGTTACCTTTGCGGAATCCATGTTTAAAAGTTTCTCAATATCATCAAAGAAACGCTCAAATCCTAATGATGAATGGACCAAAGGTCCAAATGAAATACGTCCTACTGTCATAGTTTTCTCCTTTTAAGCGAGTTAATTAAATTGCAGCCCATTAGGCGCTGCGGATTTATTTAGTCAATAATTTCAAAAGCATCACGATTAGCTAAATATTTTCTTTTCGGATTTGCCTCAGAATATATTAGAATAAATTCATTATTATTTACCTTACGAACATCTTCGTAGTTATCGGTAAAAAAAATATCTCCGGAATACCGGTTTTTCAGTTTTGTAGCCATAATTTATCATTAAACTTTTTTGCCTATATTGTATTTTGTAATTAATTCCCAATCATCTTTTTCTTTAAATGAAATAATTTTTATTTGATGTAGTGGTGCAATATTATCTTCAATCAATTTGTAGTTTAATATTTTTACCAGACCCCATTCTTCTAGTAAATTTGCAATAGCATTTCTACGCTGTATGTCATTCTCAGAAATATTAGATGGTTTGCCATCTAATGCAAATAGTTCCTTAAAATGAACGATGTAATAACGGCCTTGTTTATGTAATATATGGCAAGATTGATATAACACTTTTTCTTTACGAGAAGATACCCCAATACGAGTAAGTGTTTCTCTCACCTTTAAAAAATCATCTTGCTCATTGAGAAAAACCTCAACGAACTTCGTCAGGTCTACCATTTTACTTCCTTAATCCACCCACTAGGGTTTGTTCTTTTAATTGTTGGATTTGTTCTTTGCTTAGTAGTTGAAGTGCCTCACGGGCTTTTGAATCGGATAAACCATAAATCTTTTTTACGCATTCCAAATCATCACTTTTTTCAACCTTAACCCACTTCGCAAAAGGTCGCTTTTGAGACCTCACGGTATTTAGTAAAAAATCATTTTGCAACTTTTTGTCAACAAAATGCCTTCTATTCATCTCATTTGCATACATTACGCAATCTTTATGATATGAAAGGCTGCGATTTACAATAAAAGGTAAATATTCTTTTTCTGTAAGGTCGTCAATAATAAGTTGTTTTTTACCTTGTAAAATTTCTTTTACATAATCAAATGGGCTCATGTCAACATCCTAATCAGTCCGATTGTATCAATAGTAGTTAACAGAATGTAGTTAGCAAGCATACCAAATGACTTACGAGTCCATGAAGCCCAAGCATAAAGAGAGCAACCAAGGATCCAAATAGGATATAAAACCAGTAACGGTGGGTTCGGAACGGTAAGTGCCATAGTAATAGAGCAAGCAATACTAATAGCCCAAGCCAACAACTCAACAATAAAACGGAAACGACCACTTCGCCAATCATCTTTTATCCATTCAAATAGGTTATAAAATAAATCATTCATTAATTGAACTCACAAGACACCATTAGTTCGGTCAAACAAGCAACCGTATTGATTTCTTGGTCTGCTACAAACGCAGCCTTATATTGATAATCTGCAAGAATAATTACAGCTTGAGGAATAGATGTTGGTTTAAGAACATCATAAAGTGTATCATATAATGCACGAAAAAGGGTGGTATTGTCTATTTCGTGTGACGCTACCCATTTACGAATCGCACCAAAATCTTTTGAAGCAATATGCTTTGATAGTTCGTCAATTGACACGTCAGCAATTTGTGTGAGAATACCTGTGTCGATAGCACCAAATTGTGAGTACCTTTGAAGTTCATTAAGAACACGGCGAAAATCTGGAAAATGTTTCTTTACAAGCTCTGCAAGAACCTTGTCATCAGAGTCAACTTTTTCACTTTGCAAAATTGACTGAATCCGTTTAAAGAAGGCGGATGCCATCTTGGCCTTCTCACCGTTCTTGAGGCCAAAGTCAATAACCGCACAACGGCTATGAAGTGGGTCTATAATGCGATTTTTGTAATTACAAGTAAATATGAAAGAGCAGTTACTTGCAAACTCTTCTATTGCATTTCGTAAAGCAGGTTGTGTTGAGTTTGGATTTAGATAATCTGCTTCATCAATGATAATGACCTTTCGGCCACCAGAAAGTGATACCGAAGAAGCATAATTTTTAATCTTAGTTCTGAAAATATCAATACCACTTTCATCTGAACCATTGATGACCAT